TGACAGAGGACGAAGGTGGTGCGTGGGTACAAGCCGATGCAAATGTAAGTGGTAAATATGAAGGATTATTGGCAATTGCATTATCTAATCAATCCGGCAAAGGTATGTTGCTAAGAGGTGCAATAAATATTGCCGACACAGTAGATAATGCTGGCGACACTTTGTATTTATCAACAACGGCTGGCGCAATAACAGATACAAAGCCAACTGCGGCTGGTAGTGTTGTAAGAATTTTAGGATATGGTTTGGACGGGAATGGAGGTAGTGGTGGAAATACTATCTATTTCTGTCCAGACAATACTTATGTAGAAGTTCAATAAATGGGACTGTCAAAAATAAATGACGTTACTTTAGAAAATGTCAGCAAAGTTAAATCTGTTGCTAGAGCCAACATTGCAAAAATTGCAGATGTGCAAGTTGCGGCTGCGGCTACATTTTCAGACGATTATGCAGTAAGTAGGTCATTGACAGAGGGCAGTTCGCAAGCGGTAAGAATTGCAGATGGAAACGGATTAATGAACTATACACAAAACACTGCATTTTCTGTTTCGTTTTGGGTTAAGGTTGGTTGGAATGCGAGTTTAAATACTAATGTTCATTTGTTTTCATCAACTGCGACTGGCAGCACAAACGGAAGCGACCATATGATAAGATGCTATTATAACGAAGTTAATAACAGATTATATTGGGAAATGAGAAGTTCGTCAAGTTCAACATTAAAATATAATTTTTGGTTATTCCAAGCTAATTACAGTCCTTATCAAGAAGCTTATTCAGCCGCAGGACTAGGAACTAGTTATTGGAGTAATACAAACAGAGGGAACACTGGCGATGGTAGTTTTACAATGATAACTTTTTCTTATGCTGGAAATAACAGTTTTACAAATGCAAATATTGATGCGTATTGGAATGGCACAAATTTAGGTCAAGGTTTTTATGCAAATGGAAATAATAGTGGAACTTTAAATTTGTCAGCAAGTACCGACAGACAAATAGCATTAGGCAGTAACACTTGGAATTATAAAAAAAGCGGTAACGATACAGAAAGCCAATATAATGATTTAACAATTTGGAATAAAAGATTATCAGACACAGAAGTTAGCGAATTATATAATGAGGGAACAAGGTTAGATGCAACAACACATAGTGCTGCTAATGATTTAGAAGCATATTATAAATTAGAAAATGACGGCTCGGATAGTAGCGGCAACAACCATCCAAGTTTTGAAGTAAATGGAAATAGTAATTTTGTGTCTATATAATGAAAGACTTAACTTTAAATATTGGAAATATTATTTGGATTATAGGGATAATTTTTACTATGGGAATTGCCTATAGTCAAATCGCACAACTTGGCGAAGACATTAAAGTTTTAGAACAAAGATTAGAAAAAAAGATAAAAGTTATAAATGAATGCGAAGATAGAATTGTGGATTTAGAAAAAGAACAAATAGCATTAAAAAGTTGTAATCATAAAAAATGAATTACTATTTATTAAATACAAACCAATGGGATTTGCTAGATAAAAATTTAGTAGAATATAAGCATCCAAGTTTAGACGGAACACAATTACTCGTTATAACTGCGCAAATAAGTCAAAAATATTTATTTAAATTTGCCAGTATATCAAAATTTGTTTTACATTCTTATTATACAACAGACGAATGGATGGGAGACGGAGGACAAATTGAATTAACAGAAATACACAATGATATTTATATACAAGAAATTGATGAAATATAATAATATATATATAAACACAACAAATATTTCCACGACCTACAATGGTATAAAGTGGACAAAAACAATTTAAATAATAAGAAATTATTATGCAATCAGAAATAAACAACTCAGTGAAAGAAACAGTTTTTTTGTGGACAACAAATCTTAGTGCAATTGGAATAGGAATTGCAGACTTTAATGCAATGCTAACAACAATTTCCTTATCTTTAGCGATATTAATTACGATATATAATCAAGCAAAGAAGATGAAAAATGATAGGAATAACTAAAAAAATCCTAAAAAAATTGGGAGAAAAAGTTGGTGTTTGTAAAAAAGAAGTTAATGTTTTATTGATAAGAGATAAAATGACCGCCGATAGTACACTTGGAAAACTATATATAAACGGCGAATATGAATGCGAAACATTAGAACGAACTTGGTTAGATAATCAAAAAAGCATATCTTGCATTCCGGAGGGTAAATACAAAATGCGTTTTAGATACCCAAGAGAAAGTGCAAGCTATGACTATTTGCATTTATTAGTTCAAGACGTTCCAAACAGAGACTACATATTGTTTCATATTGGGAACAGAGCAAAAGACAGTAGGGGTTGCATATTAACCGGACAGACTAGGAAAGACGATTTTGTTGGATTAAGCCGCAAGGCACACACAAAATTGATGGCAAGTTTGATTGAGATAGGAGAAACAAATAACATTAATTTAATAATTAAAAACAGATAATATTATGATTTTACAAAAATTAGTTTTAGGACAAATGTTCAAGAGTAAAAAATTTTGGTATGCAATTTCATCAATAGTAGTGCCTATAATTTGCAACACATTAGGGATGGACGAAGAAACTGCAACAAAAATGTTTTATTCACTTTTAACCCTTGTATTAGGTCAAGGGATTGCCGATAGCGGTAAGAAATAAAACCTAGAGTTTTCTATAATTGTTTGTGTACTTGTTTGAGAGGGGTTGTTTCGGCATCCCCTCTTTTTTTTATATATAGAACAAACACTTTGTCAAAGCCATAAGTCAAAAATCGCCGTTTTTTTGCAAATATTTTTCAATAAAAATTACACTTATTTTCTTATAATCTCGTAACTAACTGATTTACAGTAAGATAAACATATATATATTTATGCAAATATTTTGCACAATGTGAAAAAACATTGTATATTTACAATATAATTAATAACAATAAAACTTAAAAAAATGATTACAAAATACACAAACATTGAACTAACAAGTAAAATAAAAAACTTAGTTAATGATGGCTTTACTAAATGTAATATCTTAAATAGCCTTACATCTAAGTCAATTGCTTTAGAATGTAACTGGAATGGAATGGAATACGTTACTATAGTATATTTAGAAAAAATTAATAATCCAAAATATAATTATGCTATTACTGTTGGAACAGATAGTTTTCCTTACTCAGCAGAAGGTATTAAACAAGCAGTAGATTACATAAATAATTAATAATAAAAAAGGGGTGTAAAAACCCCCACTTAAAACAAAAACAATGACACTAAAAAACAATATAAAATTTAGAGACTGGGAAGAAGCTAACAACTGCGCAAAGGTTTTATTTAGATTGCCACAAGTTTGGAATGCTGACATACAACAAAGCATTACAACTCTTTTTTGGAAAATACAAAACAAAGAAGAAAATGAAGATGGAACTGTTAGAATAAGATTAAAAAAAGATTTTACAGAATATTATGGAAGACATATTGCAGAACACATTAAATCAGTTGATAATATGTATAAAGCAGAATATGCAGACGCATTCAAAAAATTATTTAACTAAAACCAAACATTATGAAACCAATGAGAATTAAAAAAATTGTAGCTACACAAAAACCAACTTATAATAAATGGATTGAACATCTAAAAAATTATCAAGTCAAAATCGGAAACGTAAAAATTTATAAACTTTAAAAACAAACACTATGAACTGGAGAAATAACAACAGAAAAACACTTGTAGAGATATTAGCACAACACACTGGTAAGTCCAACAAAGACATTTTAAGCGACCCTACCGCCATTAATTTAAATGATGTACTAACTAAGTGCTGGAGTGGATGCGAAACTGACAGAGAGGATTTAAAGACGTTCAAAGCTTGGTCTTCATTGCAAATGTCATTGACAAAAGGCGACATATATTAGTTAAAAAACGACAACTTTTTGCAAATATTTTGCAATAAAAAATACGTTTATTTTTGTAAAAGCTTGTAACTGATTGATAATCAAATGTATATCTGTATAAATATATATGCAAATATTTTGCAGAGTTTGAAAAAACATTGTA